ACTTGTGACAGTATCGGAACTCGTAACAATGCGACAAGGCTTTGCCTGCCATGTACTCGTCATCAGTCACGCCCTCGTTAGAATTCGGCCTAGCGTTGAACTTGGCGAGTATCTTCCCAATGAAAGGCATCATAACATGACCATTCTCACCCCTGCACACTGGGTAAAAGTGCTTAGACAGGAAATGAGCGTCAGATAGGCGTCGGTGTGTTGTCACCTTTGCCACCATGTGGCATCGGTTGGCGACGTCTATGTAATGCCTGGAAGATCTGCGTACTCGCTTGGCCAACGCGGCCAGAATGTCGTCTCCGAGAAGTACGACACGAGCGGGGGGAACTTTGTACAAACGGCTCCAGCAATTGAAGATACAAAGATTCCAAAACGAATTTCTGAAGGTTCCGTCCGTGGCTCCGGAAGGCAACTGGTTCTCAACGACGGCCGACAGGCCGTACTTCGAATTATGCACTGAGAACTTGTTGGTCTTCCTGTGGAGCTCAACGAACCACTTCGGTGCGCCCAACCTCCGGATGAACATGCACTCCAACTCGATGACATCCTTGACCTGACTTTTATCATTAGCGGAAAAGTCAGCTTCCAAGAAGCTTTTCTTAGGGCCCCCCTCCAGAAATTCAACAATTTCTGGGGTGTGTTGTCTGTAGGACACCCTAAACTTCAAGTTGTCAAGTTTGTCGCCGAGTAGTGTGAATCTGTCCATCAGGGCTTTGAACATCGGACCGCTGATCATGTTGTACACGTCCGTGCCTTTAAAAATGACACGCGGAGCCACTTCGTGAAACTCCTTGACGAGGCACTCAATCTTGGTGAATATACCCTTGTTGGTATAACCCGAAAGTGATTCAAGCCCTAGGCTTTGGTACGCTTTTTCCATGCGTTGCTGTTTTTCTGTATCGAACAATGCGAGCCAATCGCGATAAAGCTCCACATCCCACTCGATCGTCGGCATAGGTACTGGTACGAGCCGTCTTATCATTCCTCGTGATATCGCCCGACAAACGCCGTCCATCCTACCGTCTGTGTGGTAGTTTGCACGCTTGTTGAAAGCTGACATGAAATCAGCCCTAGACGTGGTCGTGATATAAGGCACGAGGCCTTCGATGACAGGCCCCAAATAGCCTTGTTGGGACGTGCCGACCCTCTCGCCCCTTGCGAGAGCGTTACCGTCTTGAAGTCGCGTTCTGACATTTAACCCGAACCTCTTGGTGGGCTGGTGACGGTATTGCTCCCCGCGGGTGGCCCTGAGAGGGCCGGGCATGGTGTTATGTTGTTGTAATGCTCTTGCTGGTGCAGTTGCTGGTTGCGGGGTGCTTTTGCTTGTGCTGGTTGTGCCGTTC